ATCTGCGTTCATGACAATCTCCGTTTTCTATTATCTATACCTAGCACGATTCGAGATTAATGTCAACCGTATTTTCGATCTGACTCACCATAAAAGCCAGCATCATATTCGTTAATCTGCTCTGGGGTCATATCAGACTTTTCCACAAGAGGTGATGCATACGTAGCTTTTTCATAAAAGTGTGGCTTGTAGGGGCGACCATAATAGGCATCAGCACTACCACGATCATAAGGACCACCGTGACGATGATTAAAAGACATTATTCGCCCTCCACAAGCTTGAAGCCGAACGTATCAACCTCAAAAACTTCACCATCAATGATCATACGGTCACCGACCATAGACGAGCGATGACCCCACTTTTTGCCATTTTCACCATCAAGAGGCTTTACAACAATCACATGAGGATTGAAATCGGGATTCTCATAAAGTTCGCCCTTATGATCGATCATTCGTTCCATCGACCAGGAACCACCGATGTTCTGAGTGTGACGATAGGCATATTCCAGAGCGTCTTGTACTCCCATATTATCAAACATGTAGCTTGACAGATCAATCGTAGCCATATGCTCAAACCAACGATTGCCGAGACCGTCGCGATCAAAATGAAGAACTTGAACTTCCATAACGAATCACCTTTTCTCTCTGTCTACTTTCTGACAATAGACGATTCGCGATAAAATGTCAAGCTAGATTCGTCTCACACCTCTACGTTTTTGTAAACTATATGATTTGGTCCATGCTCACCATAGACACATCTAGCGATTCGTTTTGCGTCTTTGAATGACTTTGCGTTCAGCCCGATATAGTCGATATCGGTTTCACGGCCTGATTCTTCTGTTATAAAAATCAGAAAATAGCGTTTCTTAAACTTTGGTGATTTGTCCACGAGTTAATCCGTGATAATCGTAGTATGTGTTGATGACATTGACTGCTTTTCCAATCCACTGGTTTCTTCTTTGGATGAACAACTGAGGTTCGCTGTTCTCTACTGCAATGATAACAACAAGATTATTCACAGGTACACCAGTTAGTTCTTCATACATGACCGCATAGATGGCCATCTGCATGAAGTATGTATCAATCCACTCCTCTTTCTTAGGTTTATCTGATGTCTTGAAGTCGATGATAGACCTACGGTCATCAAAGTCTGCAATAACGTCAGCAGTTCCAGCAACTCCAAGATGATTGGAGTACATCTGCAACTCAACACCAAGAACATTGTCAATACGATCAATAAACTTTTGAATGGATGTAAACAAAAACAATGCAAACGGATCTACTTTGTCTTTGTCAATCTCTTTATTGTGTAGATAATCTTCACAGATAGCATGAACTTTGGTACCACGACTAGAAGTTCTTCTCAAAACCTTTTGAACTTCTTCTTCACCTAGCCGCTTACGCCATTCTGCTAGTTGAGGCTTCTTATACCACCCTAGGACAGTGGTTACAGAAGGAACTTTAGAACCATCGGGGAGACGATAAAGTCTCCCCGTGTTCTCATCACCATCAATCCTATCAATACCAGGCAGTGTTGTCGTGTTGTGTTTGAACTTTTTTTGTATCACGAAAATAACCAATCTCTTGTAGTTCTGCTAGAATAAACTCACGGACAAATCCAGAACGAACAATATCGTCCACATCAAACTCAACTTTTCGGATAGAAGGAATCTTATCTAAAACTCTCATCATAGATTTTAAACCAGACTCTTCATTATAACGAGAACTTGTCAAGTCATCTTGATTGATGTCACCGCATACGATAACTTTAGCATTTTCGCCAATACGTGTCAAGACTGTTTTAAGTTCGTTATAACCTAGATTCTGACATTCATCTAGAATCACAATAGCGTTGTCGATGGTTGTACCACGAAGGAATGATGTTGATTCGAACTCAACAATGCCTTTTTGTTTTAGGATGCTGTATGCGTCTCCACGCTTGAATAACTTTGCACAGATGGAGATATATGGCGCCTCAAAGACTTCCATCTTCTGAGCCGCGGTGCCAGGCAAGAAGCCGATGGACTTAGATGATTGTGCGCTTCTAATAATGACTACTTTACGAGGTTTGTTTAAGTCTTCCATTACCTCTTCAAGAGCAAGATAAAGACTGATGAATGATTTGCCAGAACCAGGAACTCCGTGGAGCAAAAGGTTCTTGCCATCATCATAGTATTCGAACGACCTGCGTTGGTTGTCTGTAGCAGGTGTGATTTGAGATAAGTGTAGTTTCAGTTTATCTTCTGTGGTTCTCTCTTTGCTTTGTCTACTCTGTCTATTACGGTCTCGCTTTTCCGCTCTTGTCGTAGCCATAAGACTCCTTAATCGTTTTTACGTTAAGTCACCGGCACATTATGTCAAAGCACCACCAAGCTTCTTTTTTACTTTGTTGACAGCTTCGCGGGTCTTTGTTTCTTTAACACTCTTAGAGCCATGTTTCTCTGCGAGGGGAGAAAATGGATTAGCAGCGGCGATTCGACTTAGAACATCGTTCATTCCACTGTCTGTTTTTACACGATCACCAGTACCACCTACGAGCATAGGCATATGAAATACTTGCTGAATGTGTGGATTGTCTTGGAGAAACTGCTTGTGTGATGCATAAGACCACAACTCGTCCCACGTTTCTTGTGTTTCAGGAATGAGGTATTGGTACATTGGCATGTAGTTACTCCTTACGATTACTTATAAAATCAGTCAATCTTGCGTTCTATTGTTTGACAGTGAATCTTTTTAGGATTAAAATACTTGACGAAGATTTCTTTGACTGTTTCTTCAGAATATTCTTTACAAGAGAAAATGTCCATGTAACAACTATTACGATCTACTGGACAGAAATGTGCTGATATGTTTGAATCTTGAAGAAGTTGATATATTGAATATCCTACTTTATTGGGATCATTTGTATTACACCAAACGATGTTTAGATCACCTATTTTTACCATTTCTATGGCATTCAATACATCATCAATAAAGTTTTGAAAAACAACAACATCGTTTATAGCCGAAGAATCACATTCTCCAGCATCAATCATTGTTATCCATCCCCAAGGCTTACTCATTTACTCATCGTCTTCCATTTCTAATAGTTGGTCAATATCAAGTGTCCTGATCGCTCTATTTAGACGTTTTTGTTTCTTGTGTTCCCGATACTCTCGCAACTGAGAAGTATTGTTCACTTCGTCTTCTTCGTACCAGTCCTTGAACTTCATGACCTTCTTCTTATGCATTTACGTTTTCTTTCTTAGGGCGCCCGCGACCTCGTTTGACTGGGGCTGGTTCTGCTACTGTTGTATCTGCTTCCTGCTTAGGTGGAAGCAAAAGTGTGAATACACTACGAACGAGTTGTTCATCGATGTTTACATATGGAAGATTGCGGTCCTTGACTGCCAAGATAAGTTTAGCATCAGCAGGATCAAGTGCTTCCAAAAAGTTTACGAACAATGCTTCACGCTTTGCCTTCGAGATGTTTGGATTTTCTGGCCCAACCCAAAGATACATCTTGCGGAAAGTGTTATAGAGCATTGCTTGCTGATCTAGAAACTGACATGGCTTGTATGGAGGTGCACCTTCTGGTAGAAGCCAGCGAACACCAGGATGATATGTCATCTTTAGGATTTCCATAAACGTAGGATTGTTTACGTTTGCGGCTAGCATACTACGACGCTTTTCGTAATCTGGTTCAGCGTCAATCTTATTCAAAATCTCTGAGATACCTAACATTGTTTATTCCCTATCATTTCTTTCTTCGAGGAGTCTTTCCACTCCAACCTGTAATAGACCATTTACCGCTCAAACTTTTTGTGTATGTGCGAGTTGAGCCGCTTTTTGTTGTTTTAACTTTACTGATCTTTGGTGGCCCAACTCTTTTTCTTACCATTAAAAATCACCTACACATTCCAAAAGGTTCTTCAAACGATTTTCTACAAAATAGTTGAACAGTTTGCTACGATCTTTTTTCTGAGTATTGTACTGTTCCAGAACTTGCTCTGAGATTTCAGTAGGAATACAATCAAGATCGATCAACTGTTGATTGCGCTTATAGTTACGCAGCATGGTTTCATTGCAGAACTGTTCAGGTTCTTGAAGAATCCAAGAAGACAGCTTCTTAGCAGACACAGGAGACTGCCGAATGCCCATAACGAACACATTATCAGCCGATAGAAAGTTGGGAATGCCATCAGACACATCACCCTTCATGATATGTTCTTTGAGGAACAAGTCAGGATTGGTACAAGTAATGTACTTCTTGAGGACAGGGCTATATTGCTTGACGTTAGGATACTTCTGCAACTGACCAAAGTCTTTATCGCCAGACAGCACCAAAATGTTTTCACGCAAATGATACTCTTTGACAAGAGTAGCGATAACATCATCAGCTTCAGCGTGTTCTACCTGAATGACTTTGTAAGGAAAGAAGTCCTTGATTTCTTGACGAATCTTGTTGAGTGTTTCAAACACTGCATTCCAGTCAAGTTCAGAAGCATCGCGTTCCTTCTTGCGATTAGCTTTGTAATAAGGATAAACTTGCTTGCGCCAGTAGTTCTTGTCATCACAAGCAATGACCATCTCACCAAACTCGGCAGTAAACTTTACCTTGTGTGCGCGTAGAGCGTTCAACACCATGTGTCGAATGATATCTTCTTCGATCTTGACATTTTTATGGTTACCGATCTGGACCATAAGAGTCGAAATCATGACTTGTGACAAATCTAGGATAATCATGTTAGGTTGTTCTCACGTTGTTATGATCTATATATACAACATTTTTAGATCATTGTAAAGAGTTATTCGTCAAAATATTCTTCATCGATGTCTGGAAAGTCAATCAACTGTTCTGCTGCTTGTTGCAGCCCATGATTGACTCCCATACTCTTGAGGATCAATGACCGTAGGGATTCGATGACTAGTGCAACATCTTTGCTGAAGTCATCGTCATCAAAGTTGAACCCTAGCATACCAATCTTATAGAACAACTCTTCGGTCATCTCATCCGTCACGAAATGAACAAACTCTATTTTGTTTAGAAGAGCCTGCTCTCTCATCTCTTCAAGATGATCTTGGGTAAAGTTTGTTCTATTTTTCAACGGGAACTGAATGATGTTTGAACGTATCTCAACAGAAACATTAGTAGAAATAGCTGTGTTGGTATTCACACAAGTCTCCTCTCTACCATTACTTATTTTTTAGAGATTCTAGAAGACCCGACCATTCCATTGCTTTAGTGTTCCAGTTGTATGTACGATCTGCTTGGATTTTCTGTAGATAAAGATCCTGTGCAATCAAGTCTCTTTGATTACGCATAACGTTGATACCCTGTGAAAGAACCTGATAGAATGAGTTTGCATGATGATTCTTATCTTCGCTCCACTGATACATCCATGTCAAGCCCATAGAAGTTTCTGGTAGTGCTGCTAGATTAGGATGAATGCAGAGTAGACCAGCAGACATGGCTTCGATCAAACAGAGACAGGAGGTTTCTTTCCAGATTGAAGGATATGCAAAGATGTCTGCGTTCAACAATGCGCTGCGCAACTCTTCGTTGCTTACAGAGCCGTGATAGTTAATCTGTGGATGCTGGCGACAGACTTCAAACAGGTCTTCATACTGTTGATCGCGTTGTTCCCAACCATACAACTTGAATGATGAATAGACATCCAATGTGATGTTAGGATCGTTCTCGGCTAGCTTGATGAAGACTGGTACCAGAATATCTAGACCACGATGTGGAGTAGGTGTGTAGATCAATCGGATCTTTTTATCATCTACAGTCTTTGCTGTAGTGTCGATAGGTTCAATAGAGTTTTTAATGACAACAGAATCGCTATATGGTACACCACGAACGTTGTTGTATTGTTCCATCTGCCAGTTTGAAACGAAAACAAACTTATCAAACTTCTTACGATACATTGGATCAGATAGTCGCGACGACTCTGGATCTTCTGGTAGATCGTGACAGTAGTAAATCTTCGTCTTGGTTTCGTCTAGTTCACGAGCGCGTGAGAAAACAATCTGTGTGTCTTCTAGAAGTTCACGAGGAACACCACCCGCATATAGACGTTCTTGTAGTAGTTCTGTACCACCCTTTGAGTTCTTGTTTAACTCATTACGTTCCATTAGGTCATGATTGCTCATTTGGTTCCACCGCTTCCATTTCTTCTGTTAGTTTTTGATGATAAAGTTCATAGGTTTCTATCATCAGCGCAAACACTGCGAGGCTGCTAATACGTGCAGCAATGTTGACCACTATCCACTTTGCGATAACTGCTCGGATATATTCCCAGCGTGTTAGTTCGTTCATTATACAAAAAACCCTACACTGAAATCAACAACAGAATCTTTGCGGAATGATCGCCAGCCACTGTTCTCTAGATCCCATACTGAAATGACATCTGGATTTGATTTACGAGTTTGAGATTGTTCATCAAGATTCTGTTCTGGTAGAATCTCTGGAGAAAGAGTGCAAAGCATTTTACGTACTGTTCCGTCCTTCTTTGTGAAGTTGACTTGACAGATGTTATGCTTTAGATCATCCAAGAAGGACGTTGGTAGATTCGTTTTTGATTCGTTCATTGAGTTCATTATACCCTCCAATGTATGTTTCATTATAAAAAATCTGTGGTACTGTGCGCGCATGTGGCACTTCAGTTAGTAGACGATTCTTTGTTTCTTCGTCTGTGATATCCATTTCAACGAATGGAATGGACTTTGATGTGAGAAGATTTTTGGCTGCTGTACAGTTTGAGCATCCTGGCTTTGAGTATACTTTATACATAGTCGATCCTGTATGTTTTGTCAAGAGATAAAGGGGCAGCCGAAGCCACCCCTAAATCTATTTATGCGATTTTATAGAATATGTGATGACCTATCGTCACAACTCTCTTGTACTTCCAATGTGGATTTACATAGTTTGCATGATAGAAGATTGCGCCATTAATGTTGTCTCCTACATGTCCGTAGTAAACAGAACGAGCAACTTGCTTATTCTTTTCATATAGGTCTTGATATACAATCTTAGGATGGTGATGAATCCAGCTAAACTGGTGTTTCATAGCAATAACCTCACATGGAGTTTTAGCATAGCCTTGTTTTACACGATTCATTATTACATTTGCAACTGCAACCTGACCATTTAGTGGCTCACCACGGGCTTCAAAATAGATTGTCTGTGCTACGCATTCTAGTTGCGCTTGATCGTGTTTTGGTGTTTGTGCCATTGCTTGTGGTATTACAACCAACAGTGCGAGAGTGGCAATCGCCTTGAAGATTTTATTTAGGTAAGACATTTCTTCCCTCTTAGGTTCGAAGACCTAGGCGACAACTGAAAGTCTTATAGGGTATCTCAACCCGTACAGACAGCTATGCTATGAGAAGATACAAAGTAAATGTATATGGTATCTTCTACATCCATTTCCCTCTTACTGGAAATGCAAGATCGTCGTTGTTTCGTTTGAATCATATCGATAGTATAACGTGATACTGTAGATATAATGCTTACTAGCCATCGCAGACTTGAAGCGTTGTAAGAGTACAATGGAAGTAGAACTTCCAATGGTATTTATATGAGACATATTCTAGACCGTGCCTAGGTTGATCGCGAATACGTCTGCGCTTCCATCTCGGCGCAGATTGACACTTACTCCTCATCCCTGAAGCAGTTATCGGATAGTCCTCTTTGGTGCGCTTATGGTGGATTCCATCCAGAGGCGTAAGAGGATCAGAAAACCCATACGTATGTAACAGAGGAATGGGTCATATTGTCTTTACTTATACACTAGTTTTACGAGGTTGTCTAGTCTTTTTTGGAGCAGAAGGTGCAGATGGCTCTGGTGCTACCTTTGGTGCCCTAGGCTTACGCGGTGGCTTGGGCTTATCTGGCTGCTTGCTGCGATGTAGAATGATGATACCCTTAGATCGCAGTTCACGAATAATCTTACCATGATCCATTAAAAGCTTGTTAAGTGCTTCCTTATCAACAGGAGCATTAGGAGCCTTGCGCTTCAGATACTTGTCCACAGATTCGTGAATACCATGAAACTCTTCATCTGTGCAATCTAGATATATTGCGGCCATGATTACAGCCTTCCACTGATATCAATGATGTCATAGCGATCATAATGGTATGCATCTTGCAGACACACATCAATATACTTTTGTGCCTCTTCCAAAGTCTCAAACGACTTAAGGAAGTTATCTTCTGAAGGATAATAACGATCCCAGCCTAGTACCCAAAATACTTTCATATTCATTCTCACCAAAACTTGGCAACAAAGTGCCAGATAACACCGATAATGATGCCCCAGAATGCAACATTCGCGAGAAACGTAAACAGCACCATTTTATAAAACGTATTCATAATCAAAACTCCAAAACATTAGAGGTACGACGAGTGATTTCAGAGAAGACAGTAATCTTTCCTTTATGCCCTGCTATTTTGTAATGAGTGCGCTGTTCAAGTTCAAACAGAAGATCAGCATATTCTTCTTCATCATGCACAACTTCATCAAACAGAAAATACGTGTAGCCATCATGATCAGGCACCGTACTAATAGTTACAACAGCAGTAAACATAATCAAAACTCCCAAATCTTGACGCCACGACGAATCAGTTCCTTTGCGATCAACTTTTGCATTCGATCAGCCTGTTTGACAAGGCGATCACTCAGCTTGTCACGGTTGCATTCGGAGAGGAAAAAGAGAGCCGCTTCAAGATCATCCGATGACTGAAAACGAATCACGATGGGGGCAAAGAGTTGCTTAAGATTCATATTGATTGCTCCACAAACTCACTGACTACATTCTTACCATACATGATTCGCTAAAAATGTCAAGCGGAAAGTTTCACTTCACGGCCACCATAAGGAAACTGCTGGCGCCAATATTCTTCTGACATTTCGTTCACAGCGCCTTGCTTGTATTCAGCATAGACCTTATCAAATCGGTTTTGTGAAACATAAGCCATCCACTTGATCTTGTGATATACACCAGATTCAACTTCGATTGGTGTGTCAAACATATATACATCATATACACGCATGATCAATAATCCTCAGCATAAAGAGTTACAACTTTGTAATGCTTGAAAATATAAGCAGATTCGACCTTCAGGTCTTTTTGATGGGTCTTAAGGACGCGAATCTCAATCTCAGCATCAGGATCGGCTTTCTTCAGTTCTTCGATCAACTCAGAAGCAGTCATATCGAATCTCCTTATATCTCACTGACTACATTACTGATAATATCAGAGTTGGAGATAATGTCAAGAGGGAAATGTGTATCCCACCAAAGATTCTAACTCTGATAAAGATTTTTCTACCACCACAGATCCTTCAGCGTTGTCCGCCATATAAACTTTGATAGAGCGATCTTTGAGATAGACAACTTTGTAATACGCCGATGGAACGGGAATCCTACGTTCTCCAATACAAGTAGATGGATCAGTATAGATTGCACCAGTCACCACGTATTGCGTCTCCATCCCTCTCACCATCGCTTCCAGTTCTTTCCAGATAATCCTGTTTACATCTGGTAGTTGTGGTGTCATGTTGGTCATTAGAAATGTGTCACGCATCTGGACTTCGTTTCCAGCGTCAGCAGCGGGTGTTAGATGCCCGCGATCATATCCACTGTCTGTATAGTCATCTGGTGTTGGTGACCGTTTCAGGCGAGGATCAGAGCAGAATGCGTCGTCTCTTTCCACGTGGTCATGTGGTGGCTGTGTCACTTCAGCAGATAGAATCGTTCTCATATTCTTTTCATCATAAAGAACGAGATAGAACGAGTTGCAAAGCACTGTGGTACCAGGCACGACAATAGCCTGACCGTAAGGCCAGACTTGATTTGCAGGTAACGATGGAGGTAGCTTCCGCTTTGCTAGAAAAGAAAATGCAGCGGAAGCTAACATCCTAGGGATAGATAGCAACCGCTGCATCATTATTTCCTTGAGTGTTAGATTACACTCTATTTATTATTTAGTCTTCTTGAGCCTGTGTTACGTTCGAACTACGCTTGTAGTTGCCCCAATATTCATTGGCACGAACACGGATATTCAGCATGTTTGTCTGGTTCTTATTAGGATTGACAATGGTAATCCAAGGATTACGACCAGCACGCCATGCTTTAACAAGATCAAGTTCATGTGTTAGTGTGCAACGATCACGCTTCACAAGCTTTGAAGTTGCTTTTGAAACGTTTGAGTGAATACCTTTTGAGACCTTAGTCTTACGTGTACTAACTGCCATTATTTACCTTTCATGATGTTGGAGCAGCATATCGGACTCAAACCGATCTCTTTAGCTTGGAAGGCTAAGGCACAATCTCTATACCAATGCTGCTTAGGGGAGCATGTCCACGAAGCGTCCGGTCTTCTGACCAACTGCGCGGACACGATTCTTGGGATATCTCTTTTTGGTATACTCTAATGCACGAGCAATAGACTGCGCACGATTAGGAACACCGCCTTCAACTCTACGCCAGCTATCATCAACACCTAGAACTTCAATCTGAATGTTCTCTGGTGTCTCTGTTGTCGATTCTTTGAAAGCTTTGAATATTTTCATTTTCATGCTCTTATTTATATGGAATGGTCTACCATGAGAGATTTGAACTCCCGATCTCCTGGCCCCAAACCAGGCGGATTACCAGACTTTCCTAATGGTAGACAATAAACTTTATTCGTGACTGAAAATCAGGTGACCCAACCCGTTAGCCGTATGCTCCATTAACTATTTAGATGAACAATGAACGTTCAAGTTCTGGTCCTGATTTTCATACCATCTAGCGCCTTACGTCTAGTTCGTAATAGATCATTGTTCATCAAAATAGTCTGGTGCCGATAAGAAGAATCGAACTCCTGTCAGAGGGTTACAAATCCACTGTATTACCACTATACTATATCGGCATTAAACTTTCGTTGTGCGTACCGTAGTCTCACCAGTGTCATCGTTATGACTTACGTGATGAGCATTGAAGTTAACACCAGGATGTTGTTGCTTCAATGAAAGAAACTGTGCTAGATTGTCTTTAGAATCATCATAGAGATGGACGTTTTTATATCCATTCTGATTAATGAGATTGTGTACAATATCACGTTTTCTTACGGCAGGATCACCAGGCTTATTACCAGCCCTGCGAACATGCACTTTATTTATATCTACTCCATACTTCTTCATAAACTCGGCAAACTTTGGCTGATCGTCAAAGTCTGCGCGAGCAGTTAGTATCTCAACCTTACCGCCATTATTATGAATGGCTTTCATCTTAGCAAGCATCTTACGAATAGGTTTACCCGTTTGATGCAACTTGCTAGATGATCTAAAGTCAGAGAAGTCATATGAATGACCTGGATCTAACTTATGCGTATTGAACTGTTGATTACTTAAAGACTTCACTCGCTTGCCATGTTCATCGTTTACATGAATAGCGAGTGAACCTGGATCGTGAGTAAACAAAGTTTCATCCATGTCAAAGGCATGGAGTGTGTTTTGTGACTCGACAATGAAGTTTTTAAAGTTCGTTACGTTGTTCATGTTCTACTTATAAAACATGTTTATGTATCAAGTATTGCTTGCAAGAAACTTTTCAATACGCAAGGCGATTGCTTCATCTGGATCTTGAGAATAATGAATAATAGCAGCCTGTGCAAGCTTTAGAAGTTTGATAATGTCATCTTGCACTGTCTCTTTTACCAACTCGATTTCATCTTTAAAGATATAAACCGAAAGGTCATGATTACCAAAATAACCAGAATCAAACTGTACCCGCCAATATATCCCATCAGTTTGTCCATATGGATCGATTTTTTCAGTGACAGTACCCAGACTACCGACATCAAGTCCATTATCAGGTTCGTCAATATAGCCCCGTGCCGAACTGGTAAGCTTAACTCGATCACCAACATTAAACATAATCAATCTCCATTTTGTATCAGAGAGAAGCTTTGTCTCTCTATATTCCCATCATAGCTGATTCGTGGAATAAGTCAAGCAGTTTTGAGCCATTTCATAATGTTTTCAGGTGCAGTCTCGCCGTATGGATCATCATCGACATTGTGACCAAAGCCAGGTTCAATGAACCACTTTTCGATCTTGCCGTTGTTTACCACTACAGCATAACGCCAGGAACGTGTGCCAAAGCCAAGATTTTCCTTATTCACTAGCATCGACATACCAAGAGTAAATGTACCAGAACCGTCTGGAATGACCTTGACCTTCTGAAGCTGTTGTGACTTGGCCCAAGCGTTCATTACAAAGGCATCATTGACTGAGATGCAATATACATCATCAATGCCTAGTGCCTTGAAGTCTTTATAGTTTTCTTCGAAACCAGGAAGCTGATATGTCGAACAAGTAGGTGTAAAGGCACCAGGAAGAGAAAATAGAACTACGCGCTTGTTTGCAAAATAGTCAAACGAAGTCCTTTTTTCCCAACGATAAGGATTTGGTCCTTCAATCGAATCGTCACGCACACGAGTCTTGAATACTACGTTTGGAACGACTTCTGGTAGATACTCTTCGGGATCATACTGATGTGTCTGGTACATATTTTATCCTTTCATAATACGTTCACGTAGCCCAGAAGAACTATAGTTATGTTCGCGTCTGTTATAATAAATCTCAATGCCTGGCATATATTTGCCAGTAAAAGTTTTAGACTCATACTCTTCTCCTACAAACCGAATATCAATCTTCTGGGTGAGTAGAAGATTATATAGGTCACCTTCAGTGGAGTATGGAATGATTTTGTCTACATATTTACAGGCATTTAACTGTGACCAACGTTCATATACATCTTGAACTGGCTTATTCTTTTCTGGACGATCAATCGTAGGATCAGTCTGAAGTGCTGCGATAAGAAAATCACAGTGTTCTTTAGCTTCTTCAAGCATAAGAACATGACCCGAATGAAACAGATCAAAGCAGGAACATGTAATACCAATCTTCATAACAATCCTTTATTTCACTTAGACCTTTTCAGTGTCATCAATTACCACTTCAAGACAGACATTATCTCTGCCATAGATTAGGTCCAGACTTTCAGCAAGCTTTAAAGCAGCTTTATAATCTTCGACCAGACATTCAACAACCATTTCGTAATCTGCGTTCAATGCGTATACGTGAAACATGGTAGTTTCCTTTTTAAATGGCTCCCTAGATAGGATTCGAACCTATAACGACAAGATTAACAGTCTTGTGCCCCTACCGATAGGGCCCCTAGGGAATATAACTCTACTTATAACGTTCGTTGATGAACGCAAACCACTTGTGATAGAGCCCGACTTCTTTGCCGTAAGCTTCTACCTCCCAAGGCGAATCAAAATAGTTATCTTCATTGCGCTTAGGTTTCCAGATTTCGCCGTGCCATTTGCTGGTCATCTTTAGCTTGCCTCTAGACACAACCACAATGCCGCTTTTCAGTTCATTCTTAGCGTGTTGCTTAACATGAACCATTTCGTGCGCTAGAGTTTTAATCATATCTTCTATCTTCTGGCGCTTCAGGCGAATCGTGAACCACCGTGGATTCCTCGTGCCTTCTTCGTCTACACATTCACCATGAACGTCTAGATTCGTTTCAATCTCCAGATCAATAGAGAGTTTGCGAACCATGCGAGGGTCCATCAACTGACGGGCAAAAAACTCTGCTGCTTCGGTGAGTTCCTCAGCTTTGCGCGCATTGATACCTGATACGTGAACTTCCATTTCATCTCCATCCTCTATGATCTGAACCTAGCACGATTCGAGATAAATGTCAAGAGATATCAGAAGCGTTCAGGACCGCCACAGATGCCGACCGCAAAGGGATACCAAGCGGTAATCGCAGCAATGGCAACGAACGGAATAGCGATGAAAAACTTAATCAACGCAATGGGATGCATAAAACTAACGAGTTCCTTGAACCCAAAGAGTTCTAGGGCAACCAGAGCGAATGCAATAGCAAAAATCTTAATCATAACGAATCACCTTTCTCACTAACTACATTCTCAACATAGCTGATTCTGAAAAAATGTCAAGTGGTTAATTTGGCAACCGAAGGCCTTCAGGATTGATAGGCTCAAGGGTCTTGAACCCCCATTCGACACGACCATCTTCGAGGCGAGGAAGTTCTTGATCTTTCTTCCACTTGAGCCAACCGTTTCCGTAACCGTTGAACCCCCAGTGGCGAGAGAACCACTGACCATCCTCGCGGACAGCAGCATGAATGTGACGGCCGTAGGAGTCATGCCCCATGAACGCTTCGATTGCCTTTGCCATAACGAATCATTCCTTCTCACTGACTACATTCTCAATATAGCTGATTCGTGGAAAATGTCAATCGATAATGTCAGCTTTGTGGCAAAAAAATGCAGGGGTGGCTCCATTGAAACCACCTCCTGAGTTTAAGAAACGACACATAGATTTCACCTTGTCTTCCTCGGCTGAGGAATAGATGGTAAACCCAGTGGTTGTCTCAAAAATGTGGTACTTACCATCGAACGTTCTGATTCTGTATATCAAGTCATTCTCAATCCGCTAAAATCTTTACGACCGGCAGCCTTAGTCATCCACTTCATATTGTCTTCTTCGTTGGCACGAATACCGACCTGAGTGTTGTCCATTACCGGCTTGTCCTGATACTTATCTTTCTTAGGACCTTCTAGAATATTCTCTTGCTCAGAATCATCCACATCATGAAAACGCATCTTAGACTTGTTTACACCGATAACGAACCTCTTGTTTTCATTGATATCGCTATAGCGGTTCTTCAACTGCTTGACAAGGATCTGGTTCATTTCAGCCAGTTCATCTGTTACCATCAGAGCAAACATGAAGTCTACTGTTGCAGGCAAGCCAAATGATTCAGAGGTGTTGTCTAGCCCAAGATCAGAAGAGTTATAACCATCACGATTTGACTGTGTAGCCGTGATGATTGGTAGATCAAACTCAACCGCAAGACCACGTAGTTCTTCGGCAATCGACTTGATGTACATATAACTATTTACAGAACCACCCATCTTCATACGTGTAGACGCACAGATGTTTAGATAGTCAATATAGATCACATCTGGCTTGAAGTTCTTCTTAATACGAAGTTCTTGCAATAGATGCCGGAAGTGTGCAGCACCAGCAGATGATGTTGGATACTCCTTGATAATCAACTTGCCTTGTGTTGACGACTTGATTCGATTGATCTTCT